CGGAAGAGATTAAAGAAGCTGAAGGAAATGAAAAATACTATTATTAAGAAAAGATTGATTTTTAAGGAAATACGTAATAACTTGCAATCCATAATAAAGGAGTTAGAATCCAATGTCGAATGATGAAAAAGGACCAATTATTGATGTTGAACTAGTTAGTAAGGTAAAGATTGGTAAAACAGAATATGCTAATATTCAGGTATATTTAATATCTTCACAATGCAATCAATGGTTTGTAGAGCTACATCTGTTCCCATTTCATATAAAGTTTCAGTCAATATGGGGACACTATGGTGAGGTAACAGTTGGATTTTGGAAGGCGCACTGTTCTGTCGGGCTGGGTATAGACTAAAGGAGATACACTATTGAATGAAGTACTTCAAAGGCTGGCATTTGTTATTAAAACGATTATTGCGTTATTACAAGAAGAATTGAAGTATATTAATAAGAAACTAAATGAGAGTGAATAAGGAAGGAATTTGAAGACAGTTAATTACTCTATTAATTCTTTTTGATTGTATAGATACTGAATTATAATTGATATAGCTGGTGGCAGGACAAATCTCATCCAGTCTTCAATGGGCTCTGGCATTTCATCGTCTTCCCAATCAAATCCCATTACCATTCCCCATAAAATGGTTCTTACCATTACTCCCACTAATGGATTTTCCATACTTCTCATAGGCCCAAGTCCTCTTGTGCCTAGCCCCATCCTTGCAATGTATGAAATCATTGGTACAACCTCAACCATACCAGCTATTATAGACGCAAGCATTCTTGATGAGACTAATCTAATAACAGCGAGGGCATCATGGTCAAGCTCCGCACTTGTTATATCATATTCTATTCCTGTGCCAACCTCTTTCTTTCTGACCGATTTATAGCCCCTTTTTAATACATCACTTTGCGCATTTAAGAGTCTTGCTATGGAATCACCTGTACCTCTTGATCCTTCTGTAAAGTTCTTGAATGTATTCCAGTCTGTAAGAATCTGCTGGATCATATATGACTTATACTGCATACCAACTTTACCCATACCGCCAAACATCTCACCAAGAAATGCCTGGTTCATACCAAACTGAGTAGAATAGACAGCTCTTCTTGCTATATTAACAGCTTCCTGTGAAAGAAGTGCTTCTGGAACCTGAGCTGATCTGATATTACCTTTAGCATCTGTATACTGGCGTGTTTTCATTTTTGTAAGATCGCCCAATATACCAAGTTTTCCCGCAACCATTAGTGCTACTACTACTGTAATGGCTCGAAGTTCTGTTTCACCCCCAGTAAACGTAAACCATTTTCCTAAATTCTTTCCTCCAATTTCATCAAAGAACCAGGTTAGTTTCCATGCAACCATTTTCTTAAATTGTGCTTCCTTTACATCACCGAGCATTCCTTTAAGATATGCCTCAATAACTTCTGTACTATTACCTTCCTTATTAAGTGTCATAAGATCAAAATAATACTGTCTTAGATCACCAAGTTCAGCTGCTTCCTTTCCTTTCGGAGCTTTATATATCTCTTTTAATAACTGATCTGTCCTTCTTTCGCCATGCTTTATAAAGTTCTCACGCCCCATTTTTACTACTTTGAGAAAATCTTTCATTCCTGGGCCTGGTATTGTTTGGGTAATACCAGCTGTAACAACACCAATTATGGGATGTGATATAAGTCCTGCATCTTTCCACGTTACCTCACCCCTACTTAACATAACATCATTAAACATAGAAATAAGATTAAGGACACCAGTGTTATCCACTACTGCCTGCCAGAAATTACTTGCTCTATCATTCCATGCTCGCATTCCTTCTAATGTATTCTTAAATCCTAGTGCAATACCAACATTAACAAGCTGAGTTCTATTGCCAAGTGCAGACCACATGCCAAGAAATCTTGCAGAAATTAATCCATTAATTTTAAGCATGAATTTTTCTGCGCTCTCAGCGTCCCACCTAGTTGTCATGCCCACTATTTTGGCAGCTTTATTAAGCATGTCTGCAGCTTTTGTATTACTAACATCAACAGGCCCAAATCTTGCTTTATAGTTAGGATCGCCAAGTGAAATCTTAGCTCTATTTACTATCCAATCTATTTGACTACCAAGATATGGTTTGCCCTTATTAAACTTTGTTATCTGATATAATTGTTTGACAAGATCAAGTGTAAGATCATTCCTTTCAAGAGTATTATATACCTTATCAAGATATTCAAGATGAACCTCGCCATCCTTACGCCTTCGCTTATAGTCTGTAAACTCTAATCTATGCTTAGTATATATAGACCTTTGCGCTAGAGTTATTGCTTTCATAGTTTCTGTATCTTCACGATCTACTAATCCCGCAAGATACTTTCTATATAATTCAAGATTTTCAAGTGTTTCTCTCATCTTAGATTCTTCTTCTACACTGTAGTCCCTACTAGGGTCTTCAAGGTTAGTATTTATTTCATCAATAACTTCATCAAGAAATTTTCTATAAGTATAATCCCGAAACATGACAGGACCGTAGTTTATTGCCTTTTTGAGGAATGTAGAATTTGGAGTATTGACATTGCCATTTCTATCTATCCACACTTGAGAACCTATGTCTGCAAGATTTGCCATATCAGCTAAAATTTCTTCCGTACCTTCAATACCCTGCTTTTCAAGCTCTGATTTTAGCATACCAAGCCATTTATCCAGTTGTTTTCTTTCTTGTCTCGCCCTTTTTATAATATCCTCAGCAACTGATCTCCATATTCTTCTTGTTATCATTACTTGATCCCATAATGATTTATAGTTTATGTTTTCAATTTCTGCACCAGGTGTAATATCCATTATGTATTCACTTGGCTGCTTATCAAGATATCTAAAATTACTAAATTCCTTTCTTACAGAGCCAGGAATTGGCTGGTTTTTTTTATTATATATTCTACCAAAGTTTTCATGAAGCTGTGCTTTATAATATCCCTGCTTCAACGCATCCTGCAACCCCAACTCCTCCATGCTATTAGTACGCTGTATGTAGGCTTTTCCGTCTCTACCAACACCAATATAGTTTATAGCACTACCATCAGGATTTTTCATTCTTGTAATATACACATGATAATTTTCTCCTCTCATACCCTCAGGTTGCTTAATCATAACATACTTGAATACTTTGCCTGCTCTTCTGATACTATGTATTTCTGATTCTCTATCGCCAGGTTCTAATAATCTTACCCTTTCCATTATTTGAGATAGTTTTTTCCAATCATAATCTGGAATCTTTTTTGTAAGTGCCTGTGGTACTAAATGCCTCATTTCACCATGAACCAACTCATTCCAAATTTGATCCCTGTAAAGTGATATTAAATCATTATTAAGTTCTTTTGTGCTACGCATAAGGTCTTGTTTTCTAATGGCAACTGTAGTTCCAGTTTCATCATCATCATAGATAACTTTGTATTTATCCTTAGTTACACCTACAAGTTTTAATTCATTGCCATCCCTATCGTACAAACCCTCAATACCATCTACTATATCATTTAATGTAACTGTTCCATTGAGAATGGCAGACTCAATATTTCGTGTTACTCCACTTCTTACAGCATCAAAGGATGCAACATACTTAGCTTGGCGCTGTCTGGAACTATCTACTAATTTAGTCATGCTGGAAAATAGTTTTTTAATGATACCATATCTGTCTGACCTAAGTGCGCTTGCAGTGGCAACAAGAGGATGCATTCCCCTCTCCCACCATGTTACCTTATGTTCCTTTTTAACATCAGCTATTATCTTTCTGCTAATGTTATATACAGCTGTTGCCGTTCTACCTAGTATAATAGTTTGTGGTCTTATGGGCCTCTTAAATCTCTCATCAAGGAATTCTGTATAGCCATCCATTACTATATTAGGATCAGACTCCCACATAGATAGCTCGCCATTTTCGATTAAGAATTCAACGAAAAGATTATATAGTCTATCATGCTCTTTATTACCGTGCTTAGCGCCAAATGCCTGAGTTATTGCTGCGTGCATTTCACCTTCATAGGCATATGCCTTTGATAGCATAGCTTGATCTGCAATCCTAGAAGCATCTACACAGAGTTTACCCATGGGTCACCCACATATTTTTTCCATGTCTTCTTTGACTTTCTTCATCACTCTAGCAAATCCAAACTTAGGATATTTTGTGCGGTACAGCTTACGTGGCAACTTAAATTTACTTGTAGATGGCGCACTAAGCATGTCCCACCATACATTGAGATATCTCTTTGCTGTGGGCTTATGCATAAGTTTTAGTGGCAATAATGCCTGTACTCTTTTTTTCACCGTAAGGAAGTATAATGTCGATGCTACCTGTGCATCACCAGAAAGCTTATTAAACTCCCCTATGTGTTTATCTATAAATTCTGAAAAATCCTTGCTATAATCAAATTTTAATGTAACAATACCTTCTATTCCACCAACAGCTTTCTCATAAAGACTATAAAACTCATCAGCAACCTTCACCATGAATGCTACGCCAGCCTGCATATCTTTCTTAGGAATATCATATTCATTCTGTAGCTTTTCCATTGTATTGACATGTGCAAGTAAGTATGGATTAGAAGCATCGTCTCCCTTGCTCCATGTTAAGGGTGACCCACCCCTTTCCATTAATGTCAACTCATCTGCACCTTCAAAAAACTTAATATCCCTCTGTCCCAATCTTCTTAATAAATGTTCTACTGGAGCAACATTATCATTAATGCTAACCCTTGCTATATTTGCACCTCTATACCACCATTTATAATTAGGATCACCCTTCTTTTTCTGATTATTAACTGCCTCAGCAATTTGATCTGCCTTATTATCTGACTCTAAAAACTGGTGCAACTCTTTACTTTTTACAATATTAGATTCAAGGGTAGATGTTCTATTATAATCTACTCTACCACGCCTCTGGGGGCTGTAATTAAAGAACTGCCTAACAGCCTTTAGTGGGTGCAATATATTGCTTTTGTCACTTACAGGCCCCTGACTATATCTCCACGTACGTTTTGTAATAAAATTTAATCCATTATAACCTATTTTGGCAAGTAATCCATATTGGCTATCATCTACTGACATTTTTAATAATGTTGCCATTTCATGACTATGGTTAGTACGAAGAAATATCTTTTTATTCTCATCTATATTTTTAAGTGTAACTTCTTCACCCTTCCAATTTACAATCTTATCACCTTGGGCTATAAGATCATCATATACTAATTTTACTGCTTCTTTATCTAATGGTGCATATGTCATAGTTACCATGTCTGATGGTTGTACAGGCTCGAAATATCCTTTAACCTTTTCCAGTGCAACCTTTATATCCTTATCTGCCATTATCATAGCAATAGACTTAGAATTAGTAATAATGCCCTGTGAGTTCTGTACCTTTGCCTGATTAGAGATAGTCTGTAGTACATGATTATAATTAGAAATACTCTTATTCTGAATATTCTTCTCGAATATATCAAGATATGCAATTTTATCCGATCCTTGAAATATCTCAGACTTCATAAGATCAAGAAATGCCTGTTCTACTTCTTTATTTTCAAAGAACTCCATTGCAACATGGTCGCCATCAAAATCACCATCAAGTACATCAAATACATCCTCAGTACTAAAGAATACAGTATCACCATGTCCTCGTACAAGCTCTTGAATTCTTCTCATTCTTACACCAGTCCATTTTGTCACTGGTTGCCTTGAAAATAACCCCCATATCTCATTATTCTTTAACCATTCATTGAGGGATTCTATTTTATATTCTAATGTACTATCCTGCCACTCACGCATAAGTTCAACTATTGCAGTATCAGTTCTTACAGCGGCAGGTTTCATCCATTCCTCAAAATATTTCTTCTGTACATAGTTAAAAATAACACTATTATCTGCACTAACAATAGCACTATCCTTCTTAACATTAAGTGATACCTTAGGTTTTAGTGCGAGAAATGTTCCTAGTCCTCTCTGCTGTCTAGCCTTAAATACTCCATCTATAATAAGTCTGTTATTTAATGTAGACGAGATCATGTTCATAATATGAGGGTGATGCAATCCAACACCATCTTGTAATAGTTCAAGATATTCCTGAAGTTCAGTAGGAATCTCACCACTTTCTGGCTCACGATATACTGTATCTCTTAGCAATTTAGGATCATTCCTCATTTGATATAATACATCTAAGTAAGTATCTGCTACATCACTATAGTGTTGCTTAATTTTACTAATAGCATTTTGTACTATCTTGTCATTCTTAAATGCAGGATCAATAGAAAGTTCTCCAAATGCAATAGGAAATGCAGAGCTTGACTTTGACATAGATGGTGGTACAATTAGTGCTCTTACAGCATCCTCTGGTATATCATGCACCATATTATATCCATCTAAGTCTTTGCTAAACATCCCAGCTTCCATCTTGGCCTCTTCACCAGAGACCATTCTATCAAATTCTTTACCACGACCATCTACAAAATATGTAAGTCCCCTTGTTTCCCTAACTTCTGCAAGTAGGCGTTTCTTGCCACCTTCCATAAAATAAAATTTCATTCCATTAAAGGGAACCATTTCATGTGCCTTAACAGCCAGAAAATCTTCACCATCTTCACTTCTATGCCATATTGCAGTTTTTAATTCTCCCAGATGATGCCCATCTCTTCCTGGTGTTCTACCTATATATCTCTCTATCTTTCTCATATGCTCACCAGAAGTCATCATCCAACCATCATTAACATATCTTCCATTCTTATCAAGTAATGCTACTTCCTTTCCATCAACTTCTAATGTTACATTCTCATGATCCATTATCATAATTTTAGAACCACCCATGCCCTTAAATGTAAACCCTTCAGCAAATGCCAGCTTTAACCTGTTAAAAAGTTCCTGTATATTTTTTGCATTAATCATGTACTTATTATGATAGACACCTTTCCACCACTCATGTCTTCCTACTGCCTGAGAGTAAGCATGGGGATTATCTTCAGCCCCCTTTTGAGCATCCTTTAATAATTGATCTCTGTGAGCTTTAGCCATATTAGCCCTTTTATAGGGCCCACTTTCCTGCATTTCACCATCTAAATATGTAATAAAATCATCTTCATTCATATTCAAGAATTTCTTAGGAACACCAGAAAAGAACATCTGGCTATTATCACCACCCTTAGTTGCCGTAAAGAAAAGTAAGTCTGGCGATCCCTCATCATAATCCTGCGCCATTCTACTTTCTAACATTCTGATAGTACTGGCATCTACATTTTGATTGGCAGCAAAGATAAATTCTTTAACTTCTGTATATGCCTCACCCAATCTTTTGGCTTCTTTCTCATTATACTTTGGATTAGGTACAAGCTTTACAATATGTTTTAATGGCAGGTGAAATGTTCTATGTATAACACCATCTTTCTCTACAAAGTTTTGTATCTTCCATTTTGGAAGTATGCGCCTACGAAGTAAGTCTTCCTTCGCTGGTACTAGTTCAAATCCACCAGGCTTATTAGGATCATATATTAAGTTAAAATATACCCTACTGTCAGCATTATTAGGACTATCAGGATTCTCAGCATCGTATGTACGTATTCTTGCATTTTGTTTATGGAAGAACTGTTTAAGAAGATTGCGCTGTTTACGATCATATTTAACAGTCTTCTTATATTCATTCTCAGCCCAGCCAGTAACCAATGATTCAAATTCTTTATAATTGTCACTGCCCCTTGCTAGCTCAGACATTTGCATATGCTGTTTATCAGTAATATGTACATTCCATATTCTACTAAAATAGGATATGATATGAATATCGGCAGCACTTGATCCAGCTTCTGACGCTTCAATATCAACATCACCCATGTCATCCATATAGTCATCAGTTGCTATATCTACACTATATCCCTCTACATTTTTTTCAGCTTGTGCCCTAATTTGAGCTTCTGTAAATTCCCGCCCCTTGTAAAACTCACCAAAAACAATAGACATTACCTGGGCTTGAGATAATTTATTCCTAGCAAATATCTTCTTAGCTTGTAACCAAAAACTTTTAAGCCATATTTCTATTTTCTTTTTTAGTGGAGCCTGTACTCTCTCAACATAATACTGACTTACTTGATATGATAGATATTCTTCCACTGTACCAGGAACATCAAATTCCCTACCAAATGCTGCAGCTTCTTTTCTAAATTTCTTTTCTGCTAGTCTAACACTAGTGCTATTCTTCATCATCTGGTAATAGACATGAAAGTATTCATGGGGCGGTACACCAACTCCACCACCTTCAACAAACTTTGTCATGGTGCCTAGTGCTGCTCCCCATGCTTTCCTACCTTCAGGGGTAATAATCATTTCTGGTACAATGATATTCTTTACAAAGGGCATCTTCTTTCTTAGTCTTGTTATGACATCTCTATATACCTTTGCTGTTTCCTGCATTTCCATCTGAGGTATGCCCTCGACTGCAAATCCCCATCCACCTTTTTTCTGTGCTTTTTTAGTAGGAGACTTCTCATCTCTTTTTTTCTTAGATGGCTTTACAGGCTTAGCTTTAATGGGTTTAACTGCAGGAGGTTCTAATTTAAATTCTGACATTGAACCTGGGTCGTATCCAACTGGATGTAAACTTTGTAAAGCAGATTCTGCATATGCAAATGCATCAGGTAAATTATCTTTATCAAACTCTTCCATTGCACTAGCCATAAAACCTTTTGATTTCTTTATACTACCACTAGGCAAGATATCTGATATATCTACCCCTTCATAATCTTCAATGGTGCCAGGTTTTTCTGCTTCATCAAGTACATCCTGAACTCTTCTAAGATAATTTCTAAACTCAGAACGTCTTACAACTTTTAAGTCTTTTTTCCGTACTACGTTAGCATGAGCAGTATCAATTTTTAGACCCAAGGCCTTTGGCATCCATTTTGGGACCCCTTCAGGAGTCTTATATTTAAGACCTAAAGGAGGTGCTTCAATACCTAAAGCCCCTTTTAATATTGGTTTTACTTTGTCAGCGTCTATATTTCTATTACCAGCTACATTAAGAGTTTTTATATTATTCTTATCTATCCAATCACTTAACTCACTAGCTGTTGGATTAGTTATATAAGGCTTCTTATTAGCTTTAGCAGCGTTCACTGTTAGCTTAGAGCCTGGAGAATCTAAATCACCAAATATAACGGTACCATCAGCGTCTTTTACATTCTTAATAGTACGTTTTCTATATACTTTAGGGTCTTTAGCTCCAGCTACTAGACCATAACCTTTCAATTTTTCAGGCTGTTTGCCTTCAGTTGTTTGAAATTCTGGTGGTGCCGTACCTCCTGTTTCAATACCAAGTTCTTTACCAACCTCTAATCCAAACTGATCTGCACCAATTTGTCCACCAGAAATAATCTTAGTTACGCCTACAGGCTTTACTTCAGCTGGAGCTTCTTTTAACTCCTCTAATAATTTAGGAAAATTTTCTGCCCAAAACTTATCCTTAACTGGATGTGTGATTTTGCCTGCTTTATTTAATGCATCAGTAAATTCAGGTACTTGTTCATATTTAGCTCTTAAAATCTCACGCATAAGATTAAGATTATTATCTGTATCTACTTTCTTTCCTCTACCAAGAGCTTTAGCCCCAACCCCAGTCAGATTTTGAAATCCATCTACATATTTCCCACTCTTCCAAGCTTGATATGCCCCTTCAGCAGTTCGGAATTCTTGACCTCTAAAACTAAAGACATTTTCATGAAAGTTAGATAATACCACATTTAATCCCTTACCTGCATGTACAGGGGTATCTTCAGCTGGAGCTTCTTCTCCTAATTGTTGATCAATTTGGGAAATACGTCTACTTAACTCACCTTCTCGAGCCAAAGCCACACCTGGAGATAATGTACCTGCTTTTTCTTGAGCTCTAATATCCTCTATTTGGCTTTGTAGATCTGTCTTTTCCTGTTCAAGATATCCCTCTACATTTTTTTCAGCTTGTGCCCTAATTTGAGCTTCTGTAAATTCCCGAGCAGTGACTTCAGCTGGAGCTGGAACTGCAGGCACTTGTTTTTCTATAACATTGTCTATACTTAATTTCTTTTGTCCTTTAGGAGTAACTGCTATTTGTGGGTCTTTATCTATACCCATTTCGTCAGCATATATAGCATCAAATTCATATTGAGCAGCAAACTTATCCAAAAATTCAGCAGTTTCTGCATTATATGCTACCTTACCCCTTGCTAAAAATGCGAGATTTGCTGTAGTTCTTTCCCCTGCTTGTTTCTTCTGATTATGGTAATCCCATACCATTCTATCCATCTTATTTTGTTCTAAGAATCTATCTACATCAAACTTTTTGTCCTTTATAGGATGATTTTTTTCAGCATCTGTCCACGCTTCTGCTTCAGTATTTCCAGTACCAAGCAATATACCATTTGACAAAGGATGTATTACTCGATTACTTGCATTAAAAGGTCTCGCATGAACAATATATTTACCAAGTTTCCTATTTTTAGAAAAAAGAGTTTCGACCATACCTATTGGCATAGGTTCACCACCCATAGCATATTTTGTAGGGTCACTTGAAATATTATACTCTGACCAGATTGGCAAAGCTTTCTCAAGTTCACTAGCTTTTTCTCCAAACCATCTTATATCTAATACTTTTGCATCTTTAAGACTTACAAAATATCTAAACTTATTCGTAGCCCATGATACTCCTGCTTTCGCCCATAAATATACTGCCCTACTTCCCAGAAATCCTGCATCTTCTTCCATAGCTCGTCTTTGTGGTCTAAGTACATTAAATTTCTCATTACTAATATGGACACCCCTTAAATCAACTTTTTCATCAGGAGAAATAGGCTTCTTAAATATTTCTTCATTTTTCTCTAAGAAACTCTCTTCAGCTTCTTTAGATATAAATTCTTTAGGCAATACAATATTATTTGGAAATATTTTACTCTTAATAAGATTAGCCATATCATTCATAGATATTGCACCTAACCCTGTACCTATTTTAGTTAAAAGAAATTCTTTATCAGGATTATTTTTAGCAACTTCAATAAATGTATCTATATTCTTAGATATATCATCTAAAGAAAGTGTTTTTATATTTTTATCTTTAGTAGGTAATGCATACGTTTGTCCTTGTAATCCCTCTCCTTGACCTTGTATTGCCCCGAACTTTTGTTTAGCTGTTAAAGCTGCACCTTTTCCATGTCTCCCAGCTAAATTACTACCAAATACAAATATTTGATTAGGTTCTAGCTTTGTAATATTCTCAGGTGTTACTTTTTCAGCTGGAGCTTCTTGTTCAGCAACCAATTTTGCTAATCTAACCGCCGATTTTTCAGCAACTGTTTCGATATCAGACCATTCAGCAGGCTTTTGATTAAACCTTTGTATTACTAGCTCTTTTTGAGCCCTTGTAACAGCAGTGTAAAGCCAACGTGAATCATCTTTAAAATAGTCCTGCTTAACAAATACTTTTGTCCACTCATTACCTTGTGACTTATGAGCAGTAATAGCATATCCATAAGTAACTATATCCACTGATTTACTAAGGTTACCTCTATCATCAACTTCTAATCCAATACCATCTGGTGCAACTATCTGACCATGATATACTGAAGGAAGTCTAGTCGCTGGAATTAATAATGTCTGAATACCTTCATTATCAAATACATAAGAATCTAAAGACTGAAGACTAATAGCTCCTGTCTTTCTATTCCTTACCATAGTGTCCCCATATTGAACTTCTATCTTTACTTCTTGATAAACAACATCCTTCGGAGCTTTTTTAATAACAAATGACTCACCGTTTTTATGAGGTCCATTAGCTATACCTATTAAAGACTCATTATCATTTATAGGGTTTTCAGATTTATCTCCATACTTAGTTGCCCTAGCCCTTTTATTTAAAGCATTACGACTAGGATTAGTAGCGACAACAAATACAACATCTTTATCTGCTTTTACATCACTTAGAAACCCATCAGTTGCATTATTAGTAACTTTAACATCACCTTTTGATTCTTTAGGTATAAATACTCTTTTAGAAGTTCTTAAAGCAGTAGCATATTTAAGTATATTACTTTTTAAACCTTGCCTAGTAACCTCTGTAAGTTCAATATTAGGATTTAATAAAATTGCTGGGTCATCACCAATAGGTTTTAATTGAAAGCTATCACCTATGAAAATTATAGAGCCACCTTTAGCTATCACTTCTGACCTTAAATCAGATAATAATTCCTTATTAACCATACTTGCTTCATCAACAACCACAATAGAATTTTTACCAAACATAGTTTTTGGTATCCATTCACCAGTTTCAGGGTCAGGTGATCCATACAATAACTTATGTATTGTAGCGTATTCACCTATGCCTTTACCATTCTTTTCACGCAGTCTTTGAACAGCAGTATTAGTTAATGCAACCATATGAACTGATTTTTTCTTTACAGTTGCATACATAGCTATATTCTCAACTATAGTTGTCTTACCTGTACCAGCATATCCAGCCATAACAAACATCTTTTCATCACCATCTATAACTTGTGATTGTATCATCGCTAGTGCAGCGTGCTGCTTAGAAGTATATTTTAATGGTTCCCTTCTTGCACCATGTATATCAAAATCTGCTTTAGGTACTGGAGGTGCTTCAACTACTGGACCTGGTTCGACT